CCCGAGGCCCCAGCGCCACCGAGCTCGGCGATCGTGACTGGGATCTGGCTCGGGCCAGCCAGCGCGCGGTTGACATCGTTAGGATCCCAGAGCCGTTTCGTGAAGGCTCCGTCTGGAAGGCTCGGTACTGTCGCCCCGGCGTTGATGACCGAGAAGAAGACCTCGGCTTGGTTGTTGAGCTTCTCGAAGGATGTCGAACTCAGCATACCGTCCCCTAGTTGAAGTGCAGATGAATCAGACAGAGCACATCTGTGCCCGACGACTGGCTCTCTGCAGCATGTCCAATCTCGCTGAGGTGGTCCTCGAGCGCATTGATTGTCCCGCCAGGAGGCGTTGCATTAGTAGCGTCGGCCCGGCCATCATCGTTGTCCGACACCTTGACCCAATATCCAACTGTGGCGGCTGTGCCGTCCTCGAGCAAGACCTGGCACAGGGAGCCTGGCATCCAGACCCAGACTAGTTCGCCGTCCGGGATGTCATTCTCAGCGATGACCCCAATGGCGTTCGGTGTGTCGGCGACTACTTGATCAACTGCTGAGTCCACTGAGGCCGAGGCCGCTATGACATCGCCCTTCTTGCTGATCGCCCCTGTATCGTTCACCAGGCGCATTTGCGTTCCGCGCTCTCCGGTCTGAGCATCGTAGACGATGCGGAACATATCCTCTACCGTGAATGGGGAGCGTGCATTAGTCGGGCTGAGACCGAATCGGCCTCCTTCACGCTGCGCATAGGTGTGCGACTGGCTTCTTGGCACGACCGCACCAGCTACCATCGGTTGAGCCGCCTTGTATGGGTGGTCATCCGGCAGCAGGCCGGTCTGGTTGAACTTGTGATGGAGGTAGCCCTCCATCCTATCCCTATCCTGCTCGCTCTGAGAATCGATGACGACTATCTCGCCGATGATGCCGTCCATGTATGCAAATTGGCCGCGGCCGACGTAGTCCACTGGGAACGGCCAGCCCGGGCCCTTGTAGGCATCGACGGTCGTCTCGCGCTCGCCGTTGAGCGAATACTTCTTGAAGTCCTTGTCGGCAATCCACGCTGCGACGATCGGCACGTTTGCTGCAACGTGCTCGGTGCTCCTGTTGTCGCCAGGATTCCACGGGTTGATCCCTCGCCACAGACGCAGATTTGTGGTGCTTGGGTTGACACCAACCTGGCTGTTGCCGCCTGCTCCCATGATCAGCTGCGAAGCCGGGGTGCCAGACAGGTCGTCCAACTCGAAGACAGACCAGACTTCCATCCCTACGATATCCAGGGTCGGCCCGAGGGCGAGCTGTTCGCTGCTCGCATCGTCAAAGTCGATGGCATTCAGGCCACCGATAGTCCTTGTCCCTGTCGTTGGGCGATTGCCTCCGCTGCCCGTCAGGTCATCGCCAGCAATGGACTTATCGTCTACTTGGTCGACCAGCCCGCCAGTGTCAGTGATGGTCGACTCATCTGAGAAGTCCCACCAGCGCTGCAACGTGGATTGCGAGTCCTCTGGCGTCCACGGACGTGGTGCAATGACAGGCCGCCCGAACTTGTATTGGTGGTCGGCAGGCAAGACGTCAGCAATGCCCCACTTCCAGGCCAGATATCCCTCGATCAGCTGGCGCTGCAGATCGGTCTGATACGTGACCCAGAGGACTTCTGCAATGAATCCATCATGGCCATTGTTGCCGAACGCATCAGCGCCGATCCGGATGTAGTCGTCAATGGTGATGGGCGTGGTGATGTTGTCGGTGTCGATCTGGACGCCATCGAGGAACAGGAAGGCATCGCTGCCGTCAATCCGCCAGTTGAGGATGTGGGTGTCGGTGTCGCCGCTGTTCCCGCCTGTGTTGAAGCTGCCAGCGGCATCGTTAGACCCATCGAACGAGTAGTCGGCAAATCTGTTGCCTCGGAGTTGTGCGCTTCCCGTGCCGTCCATCGTGAAGGCGTAGGCGGCCACTGAAGTCACATCACGCTTCATGACCATATAGAGATCGAACGAACCCGTGGGCAAGCCTGTCGGGTTATCGTGCTCAAGGAACTGGTCATCGGTCGTAGGATCGAACCCGATGACGTTCAGGCTGTTCTGCGTGAGGGCCCCAGTGACAGGTTTCTCGGACTCGGTGTCTTGGACGACATGGCGATCATTGCCAGACTTGTCCCACCACTTGCTGACCTTGTCGCCAGATACTGCCTGGACCGTGAGCACTGGGGAGATGCCATAGATCCGCTTTGTCTCGGTGACGTTGGTATCGCCGGCACGCGCTACCCATTGAGCATTGCTTGCGGTGGTCGAGCACAGGCCGAGATTCACAGTCGCGCCGCCTAACGGGTTGTTGGCTTGCCCGGATCCGCTCGTGCCTGTCCAGTTTGGCTCCCACGTTGCCCATGATCCAGTAGTCACATAGTTCTGGTTGAACAGGCCATTCTCGTCTGCGATGTTGCTGGCCGTCGTGCTGCGCTTGCCGTTCCAGAACTCCGTGTAGTTGTGCGCGATGACCGACTTGCCATCCATCATCAGAACTGGCACATCGTCATCGACGCCGACCTCGGTCTCGGTGTGTTCGTCGGCATCCACGGAGCCCGTCGAGCCAATCGCCTTCCAGCCTGTCCCGAGACCTCCGACTGCCGTTGCGGCCGACTGCACGTGGGAATCGTAGTCTGCGATGTCGGAGGACTGCGCGTCACGCAGCGTGCTCGAGGAGAACATCAGTCGATATTGATCGCCGACCTGCCACGGCTTCCCTGTCACTGGGTTGAGCTCGCTGACATCCAGAACCCCAAGCTCGCCCTCGACCGCGGTGACAGTCTCCTCGTCTGCAGCATCCAGCCACAGTTCAGAGACGATCTCCGCCGGTGTCCAGTCCTTGGTGTCGCCAACGTTGTCGCCCTGGTGAATCTTCTCGCTAGCCCGGAGTGCGGATGCGCTGATTCGCACCACGTTACCGCCGAACCCGAACATCACGTTGTCCGACACACCTGCGTTGGTGACACCTGCGAGCACGATACCATCGCCAAGCCCATTGGCCCCACGGTTGCCCTCAACTATGAGGCTGTCGAGGTTGGCGAGCCTAATCGCGCTCACTGCGTAGTCGTAGTCCGAGACAATGGTGTTGTCCCGGATCACGAGTCCGGAGCTCACCACCGACGGCTCAAGCAGAATACCGTCCAGCACATTCCCTGTGACAAGGCAGCCCTCGATTGTCACATCATCCAACCGGTTCGCCCCGCTCTTCTCGACGAAGCGTCCGTATGCATTCTCGATATTGGCCGACAGATTCCGCAGTGCGCTCCCAGATCGATCGGTGCCGTCCGCGAACTTGACCACTGCGCTGCCATCGGCAATATCAGCATCGATAGAGAAACCCTCCAGGACGACTCCGGAGGCTCCGATATCGATGGCGTCATCATTCACTGTGATGTCGAGGACGGCTTCCTTGCTGCCTCTGACCGTGATATCGCTCACCGCAATGCTGAGCTTGTCGGTCTTCGTATGGGTTCCGTCATCCAGGATGTAGAGCTTGTCTGACCCGCCCGCTGCGATGATCGCCTCAAGGTCATCGGTGGTCTTGACGATGTAGTAGTCGACCATCTGAATCGAGCCGTTTGCCTTGGAGATCGGCAACTGTCCTGCGGTCGAGTCTGCAGCCAGATTCTTGACGTTGATCTCGTCGGCTCCGCCGTCCGAGTGTGATGAGGCGTGCGCGAGCGGTGTCTGCGGATCCGCCAGTAGCCCGCTGAGACCTGCCACGGAGATTTCGTCACTACCGCCGTTCTGATGGTCGGATGCGTGATCCTTTGGAGGCTGATCATCAGCCAGTTCACCAGAGAGGCCGGCTACGCTGATCTCATCAGATCCGCCATTCTCGTGGCTGGATGCATGAGCGTTAGGATCACGAGAATCAGACAGCCTGGCATCATTCCCCTGAACCACGACTCCGGCAGCCGACTCGCCATCGGTGGCCAATTCGACCTTCCCCTTGATCGATGTCGTCGCATTGCTCACCCATGAATCGAGCTTGCCTCCGATATCGGCCTTCGGGATAGCATTAGCGCCTGGAGTAGCAGTCGCTACCTCATCGCCTCCGCCATTCTGATGCTGCGCAGCGTGTGAGGCGTCTGCCTTTCCTGCATCAAGTGTATCTAGCGCATCCTTGACCGACGCCCCACCGACGACACTATCGTTGTCGACCTGGGATGCGTCGTAGTCGCCACTGGCCCCGACTACATCTCCGATCCGGCCATGAACGGAGGTCACCTGGTCCTTGGTGTCCCACTTCTGCCAGATTGTGCCGTTATGGACGACACGATCGCCGGCAGTGAATGTGATCGGGCCGGAGCCCAGATCCTGCGTGCCTCCGGGTGTGACGTTGTAATAGTGTCCGTTGGTGCCAGTGCCGTCCGCAAGCGTCGGGGTGTTCGTGCTGGCGTCCCAGACGCCCTGGTAGATCATCCCGCCGATGACTGAGTCAGGAATGAACGAAATGTCCAGCTTGCCAGTGGCCGCTGTGGCCTTCGGAATTGCGCCGGCCGCAGCGGTCTCTTGGGCCACCTCATCGCTGCCGCCATCCTTGTGGGAACTGGCGTGGGGTGTTGGGGTCCTTGCGTCAGAGAGGCGAGAGTCGTTTGCCTGGACAGCTAGGCTGGCAGCGCTTTCGCCATCTGTTGCGAGCTCCACCTTGCCTTTGGCTATTGTGGAGGCGTCTGAGATCCAGCCGTCCAGCGTACTGCTTCCATCTGACTTGGGGATTTGGTTCGCCGACGGCGTTGCAGTTGAGACCTCATCTGCACCGCCGTCTTGGTGGCTCGAGGCGTGGGTGGCTGGCGTCTGGGGATCTGCGAGAAGCCCCGACAAGCCCCCGACATCGACTTCGTCCGACCCGCCGTTCTCGTGGCTTGCCGAGTGAGCCTGCGGGGGGTTGCCGGCAACGATCGTCGAGGCGGCAACATTGCCCCACCTGTCCCCGTCATTTTGGCGCAGGTCGCCGGCAGTCGCTGTGGGGGTCTCCTTGAACTGGGAGGCATTTGCTCCGCCAACGCTTATCGGTTCGCCCGTGTTGCTGTCTACTGCGTCGTGATACCAAACGTCCGAGGACGCCATCGACCCGATGATTGTGACGTGGTCTGTGGCGTTCTTGTCCATCCGCACATTGCTGAGAATGAGTCGGTTGTTGCTACCACCGGAGACGGTGACGTTGTCGAATAACACGTCGTTCAGATCGTCTGTACCCTGGACGAAGAGACCACCTCCGCCGCTTATGTCGGTCCCTATCGTATTCGGATCTCCCGCGCTAATGCGCGAGTTATCCATGGTAACAAGGCCTCCTACGATCGACACGCACGGTCCAGTCGATGCGGTGTACTGCCGATTGCAGACGCACGACCGCGCTTGTACCGCGACGTTGCTACTCGTGATCGTGATCGCTGGCGCGTCGATAGAATCTAGGAGGCAGTCTTGCAGGATGATCGTTGACGCCGCAGTCGCCGCCGACGTATTAAGCGCCGATGCACTGGCGAGGTCGAATACCCATATTCCGGTTACGGTGCAGTCGGTCCCACCTGACGGAAGGCTGATATTGCCAAGTATGCGAACCGAATTCTTGTTGTCCCTGTATGAATGGATAGCACGAACATCTACGCCGTCCTTCAGGGTCACATTCTCGAAATACACGCCGCCCATTATCCAGACGGTATTCCCGCTCGAGGCAGCATTTATTGCGGCTTGCACCGAGGTGTACTTCGCAGCACCAGCAGTCCCCACCAGGTATGCCGTGCGCTCAGCAGCCAGTTGCGCCGACGTCAACCCTCCGGCCCCGTCATCGAAGACGAGGTCGCCTGCATCCCCGCTGGAGTTGTGGAACGCACCCGCTATGTCGTGGACGGAGATCGCCGCAGCGCCTTCCCACTGCGCGTTGCCATTCGTATCGACCACGCAGGTGTAGGCCTTGTTGTTGACGGTGTCGATGAGCGTGTCGCCCTTGACGAAGCCATTCTGGAAGTCGTCGTTGTTGTCTGGAGGGCCAGCCTTGAAGTGCGGGGGCCGAACCGGTGTCGGATCAGTGGCTAGTGACATGCTATGCTCCTGTCGCCTGCTTCGGCCGGGCTACCACGCAACGATAGTGGCTGATCACGTCATTCTGCCACTTGTCCACTTGTATCACATCATACACCTGCCCGAAAAGCGTTATCTGGTCCTGTGTATCTCCGCCCTCGGTTGCGGTGATCAATTCTGTGGAGGTGAACAGAACGAAGGTGCTGTCGGTATCGTAGCCCTCCGGGACGTTCTTCCGGACATCCCCGGGGGCCGGCTGGACGCTCGCTGTGATCGGGATGTCGGCTGGAGTGCCGTCAGAGAAGTAGCCGGTGGCAGCGTTGTGCTGGATCCCGCTGCGCCTGACTACCGTGTAGGGCTTCCGAAAGCCACTCATTCGAACCGAGCCCTTCTACCACGTCTTGCCAGCGGCAGTTTCGACCGCTTCGGCATGAACTTCACGTATGTGATGCTCTGCACCATCTGTCGCGTGGCAACCAGCGGGTTCGACGAGCGTTTCCGCTTGATTGTTGCGGGCGCGTTGGGCGGCCGACGTAGGTTGGTGATCTTCGCCTGTATCTTGGCCTGCATCCATTGCCCGAGAAAGTCCAGGGCGGCTTTCGGCTTCATCTCCCTGTCGATGAGCTTGCCGGCCAGGCGCACCTTGATGAGCAGCAGCTTCCGGCGATTCTCGTCGTGCGTTGACCGTATGAATGAGCGCTCGGGGACGTGAACTTTCCCGTGCTTGCTCTTCGTGCCAAACTCGTTCCACCAGCCTACCTCTGCGAGCGTGGGCTTCTTCTTCCTGGACTTGAACTCTGGCGGGAGCGTCTTCCGTTTCCGGCCGACCTTCGCCGGAAGCCCTACCTTGACGTGAGCGCCTTTGAGTTCCGGGATAGTCCGTTTGAGCTCTTCCCATCCCTTATCCTTGTCGATGACCTTGGACTTAAAGGCCATCACATCATCCGGTTGGTGTACGTACCCCCGAGGCACTCCTTCGTCAGTTCGTAGAGTTCCTTCCCCCACTTGGTGGAGAGCCAGTCGTCGCCGCCGCTGACCGCGCCATAGGATCGGGAGAGTTGCCCCTCGCTCTCCGCAGTGAGCGATCCCCCCGAGGAGGCCTGCATATCCTTGGCGTAATTGTGCATGGCCAGCAGCGCGACGGCCCGGTCGTACTTGTCCCCGTAGACGTCCTCGTCCAGCTGATCCTGAGCATCCAGGATGAGCAGGTCACGCTGCGCCGTCAGTGCGTACAGCGCAGCGTTCCTGGCCTCGATGATCTGGAGCGTTGTCAGAGCCATTGGTTACACTTCCTCTGGCTGGTCTTCGTCCTTGGGAACCGTGGTGACCTTCTTGATCTGCTTCTCGATCGCAGATATGACCGCCGGCCTGTTTTCGCCCTCGAGCATGGTCTTGAGCTCGTCTACGTCGTAGGTATTCAGGACGTTCGAGATCGACTGCGATTCGGACTCTGTCTCGGGGTCGCCGAGGTCCTCGACAGTGACCTTCAGCGAGTCCATCTGCGCCTTGGTCTGCTTGCACTTGAGGGCAGCCATGACCGAGGCCTTGTTCCTGCGGTTCCTCCCCGGCATCAGCGGCTCCACGTTCGGCAGAACGACGAACCGTGCGTTGGGGTTGATGACGACACACTCCTCCGACGACTTCTTCTTCGCCATGCGACTCTCCTCTCTCTTGTCGCTCCTACGAAAACCGGGGGCCGCGGTTAACCGCAACCCCCGGCATCCTACGTCTCACTTACCGTGATTGTGTCTTGGAAGCTAGATGCCCTCCATGAAGGCAATCGAGAGCGGCAGATAGACGGTCACGCCGCCGAACCGCGACTCGACGATCACCTTCTGGACGAGGTTGACCGCCTGCGGGGCCAAGGCTCGTTCCGGCATCGGGATCTGCACCCGGAGGTGCTCGTCGGAGCGCGTGTAGGCCATCGCTACAGACGCCGCGCTCGCCGCGCCGCTCGGGGGGTGGGCGACCGAGTTCATCTCTGACGCCTTCATGACCGTGATCTCCGGGCGGACCCTCCTGAAGAACTCGAGGACCGTTAGGTCGCTCGCGGTCGACTTCTGGAGGCTGGAGATGTAGTTGTACGCCGGGATCGGAAGCACCAGCGTGTCCACCATCTCGACGCCGTTCGTGATGTTGTTCGGCGTGTCGACCAGGCTGAACATGTCCGTGATGATCTCGTCGGCCGTCTTGCCCGAGGTCGCGTTCCAGCCGATGCCGTTCGGCGCAGCGGCGGCGGCGGCCGCAGCGACGATTGAGGCGTTCGGGGTCTCGAACACGCCCTTGATGTCGTCCTTCTTGGAGCCCGCGAAGGCGATCTGGTTCTGCTTCAGGGTGATGGCCCTGGAAGCGGCGAAGCGACGGCGAGCCTCGAGCGGCTTGTTCGCCAGCTGCGCAGCCCGGATCTCCTGGTTGGAGTACTTGAAGGCCGAGGCGATCGAGCGGATCTGCGAGATGTTCTTCTTCTCGAAGGCGTCGACGTAGGGAATGTCGTCCGCTTCGTTCGAGACGATCCGGGCGATGCCCACGACGTCTGCTTCCCGCCACTCGTAGAAGTCCGCGCCCTCGTCGATCTCGAAGGAGACCGGGAACAGCTGGAACGCCATGAAGGGCGGACGCCTTCGCTCCCAGAGCTTGGTCTCGAGGGACCGGAGTTCGTTCTCGAAGAACATCGATTCGTCGGCGTCAAGTTTACGGGTGGCTGGGGGCATGGTGAGTCCCTTCGTTCCTTGTCTGCTCCGTGCGTCAATCGCTACGGAAGATTGATCTCCACAGGCGCGATGAGGCTCACGCCGTCCGAGGATGTCTGGCTCGGTCCTGCGAACCGGAGCGTCGACACCGCGACGCAGGATCCGCTGTCAACGTCGTTTCGGAACGCGCCCCTCTGGGTGCCTGTCCCTGTGTTGATGCGGACGAAGACCGAGTCGCCCTTGGCGACGGCTTCCTCAACCAGACACCACACCTTGCCCTGCCTCTGCGCGCCGACCGTCTCGCCGGCCAGATACACCGTCTCGTTGACCGCCACGCTGGCGGGCTGCTTGGAGTACGTCGCGGCGAAGGTCGGAGCGGTGGCGGCGAGGGCATCGTCGTCCACCGTCAAGCTGGCGTTTTCCATCAGCAACGTCGGGTTGTTGCTGATTGTGATCGTGCGGGCGGTGGAGTTCACCACTGCTGCCGCTACCCCCGGGACCTCGAGGATGGCGTTGGCGACCAGCTGCAGGGTCGCGGCCTCCGAGGTCGCGTAGGTGACCTGATCGATTGCGACGCCGTTGATGACGCCGTCGACCGTGTCGTCTGTGGTGAGCGTGTCACCCGACAGGGTCATGACGACCTGGTCGTTGTTGGTGTTCCGGGTCTGTCCGTACTCGGACGTCCGGAGCACCGTGAGGCCCTTGATGGCCTCGGAGATCGACCCCACGATGCTGTCGATCGTCATGTCTCCGGTGATCCCGGACAGGTCTACCGTCATGGTGAGGCGGCGGTTGGCCTGCGCGACGACCGTGATCGTGTCGGAGCCGGCTGCGTAGGTCGCCGAGGCGACGAAGTTGAGCGCGGCGAGCGCCGTGGCTACGTTCCCGAGGGTCGTGGCCTTGTCGGTGTCGAAGGCGACCGTCACCGTGACGCCGTTGATCGTGGCGACGTAGTTGCCGGCGGTGTACGTCCCGCCGTCATCCGTGACCACGAGCGTGTTCGCGCCCGGAAGGCGGACGATCTCCGGATCGGTGGCATGCTCGACCGCCAGGACTCCGAAGGGGATCACTTCTTCTGCGGCCGCGCTCTCGACATATCCGACCTTGGTGTCGACGCAAAGACCGGGCATTCCGAAGCGGCTGTCCTGCTCATAATTCGTCTGCGGTGACATGTGTGCGTTCCTTCCGTTCGATCACTTCCGCGGCTTGAACCGCGCGATCTCTACTCGGTCTGCCCGATGGGAGCCCGGCTGCTCTCCTCGAGGCGCTTCATGCCGTCGAGCCTCGCCTCTTCCGGATCCTTGTCCTTGGCGTCCTCTCGGCGCGTTCCGTCGCCACCGAGCGTCCGGCCGTTCTGCTGCTGCTTGCTGGTGGGCCCGGCGTCGACGATCGCTTCGAACATGCCGTCGAGCCTGTCCTCGGAGTAGCCGTCCAGCTTGGCGTCCGGGCGGGCCGCCAGGATCGCGGCCTCGCGGATCTCGGCGACGGTCATGCCGTCGAGCTTCTTCTGCTCGTCGTCCTTGGTGATGATCTTCTTGGCCTGGTCAAGGATCTTGGAGCGCGCTTCGACGCCCGCCTTGACCGCCTCGTCGAGCTTCTTGTCGAAGTCCTTGACCTGCGATTCGAGCTCTTCGACCTTGCCCTGCAGCTTGTCGCGGTCGGACTTCATCTCGACAGTGGCCTTCTCGGCTGCTTCGAGTTTCGCGTTCGCCGAGGCCAACGCATCGCACTTCTGCTGGAACTCGACCGCTACCTCATCAGCGCAGTCGTATGAGAGACCGTTGTCGAGCTTGACCTTGGCGGGCATCGTGTTCCTCCCTTTCGGACCTTTCGGATCGGCTTCGTTGGACGGCGCAGATGTTTCTTCTACTTGAAACGCGTCCGCTCCGTCAAGCCTTAAACTGGCAACCTCGCCGGCACGTCCTTGGTCGACGAGAGCCAGGTGGTTGTAGCGGATGTTCCTCTGGATGGCGTCGTAACGCTCGCCCTCCCAGAGGCCATCCTCTTTGAACACCTCAGCGGAATACCCGCACGAGAACTGGCGTCGCCCGGCGTCGACCGCACCGATTCCTTCTTCGGTGTTGATCTTCACTGGGACGGCCAGGTTGTTGTCCTCCCTGGCGACGTTCTCTCCGGTGAAGCCGATAGACAGTTCCTTCGCGGTGGCAGGCTCAATGAACACCGACTTCGGGTGATCATTGGTGATGGGGAGCATCCGCGCACTTGCCATCGAGTCGGCGTGGAAGACTTCTTCCGGCGGACGCAGTTCGAGTTGGATGGACCCGTCGGCTCGGCGATACTTGAAGATCCCGGCCCGGGTGATAACAGCGGTGCTGGTGATGGTGCCATCGTCGAGGCGCTTGATGGTTCCGAGTTGGATGCGGTCAAACCTGCGAACTTCGGTTGATTCCGGCATCTGTCCTCCAGGAGGGTGGACCGTCTAAGGCTCTGATAGTGCTGAATGTAAGTCCCGACGACTCTGCGTCAATGAAAAACTACAGCAAATCCGACAGCACCGGTTCTGCGGTGCATCGGCACTGGAAGTCCTGTCCGGGATGGAGCTCGACGGCCTGGATGCTCGAACGCTTGCGCCTCTTGCCGTCTTGGTCGATCCAGACGGTGGGGTCTGACCAAACACACGTCTTGCCCTCAAGGTTCGAGTGCTTGGGGCGAGCATCGGGATAGATCCCGGATGCCTTGCCGCGGACACGCTCGTCCTTGGCTGTGCGCCAGATGTACTTCGACACTCCGAGGTTCTCCTGCCGCAACTGAGTGAGTTCGGCGTTGGCCTTGGCGACCTGGTCTCTGGCAATGAGCTTCGCGCGTCCCTCGGTGACATTGACGCGTTGCTGCACCTGCGCCTGTATCTCTTCGACGCGCAAGCCCTGCTGGAGCCCACGCTGCACGATGCCCTGAATGTCCGACACCGAGTCCTGCTTGAGCTTCTGGATCAGCTGGACGTTCTGCGAGACGAATAGAGATTGCTGGTTGGCGAGGAACGGCTCCTGCTGCCACAGGTCGACGCCGATGGACGCGCGGATTATCTTCGACCACTGCGCTCGGTTGGCATCGGATATTGCGGATCCTACGTCCTGGACGGTGTCGCGCTGCTCGCGCTCCGATCGCTCGTTGCCGTTGAGCGCCAGCGTTAGCGCGTCCTGCAATGCGAGGATCTCGGTGGCTAGGTCGTCGGCCCTGCTGACTGGCGCGCGCGGGCGGCCCTGGTCGGCTTCGAACTTCAGGAGCTTCAGCCGTGGAACGACCTCCGACCGAACGGCCTCACGTAGACGCTGGACTACTTCGCGCTGCAGAACCTCGTTGTATCGACGCTCGAGGAATCGCGGCACCAGCCAGGTGGGCGGCCGGCCAAGACGGCGCTTGTTCCTGAGACGTAGCCGAGCCACTACTCATTCCCGTCGATCGGGGGTATGACCGGCGGCTGGATTGGAGGTATCGGAGGCATCTCTGGAGGCGGCGGTTCGTCGCGCTCTTTAGGTACTTCGTAGGTCGGCGGCTCGCTGTTGTAGGTCGCCCCGCCGTACCTGTACTCCTCCAGTTCGGCCGGATCCGCCACGTTGGAGTTCACTGCGCCCGCGTCACCCTCGGCGTTGATCTTGTAGAGCTCGGCCTTCTCCTTGGGCGTCGGGGTGATCAGCGGGTTCCACTGGATCGACCACTTCTCTGGCTCGCCACCTTGGGCGATGAATAGGAGCCTGACAAGCTTCTCCAGTTCGGGCGATACCTCATCCTCCTGGCTCGACTTGATGTCGTCGTAGTAGAACCGCGTGTCGGCTTCGCCTGTTGCGTTCTCGCCAGCCGGCGATCGCCCGAAGAGCTTGGTGACCGGAATCCCTGTGACGGCCGAGAGGGTCATCATGAACCGGTCGAGAAGATCTGGCAGCCCGGTGACAGTGGAGGAGTGCTTGGAATAGTCCTCGTTCGTGTCAACGATCAGCGTGTTCGCGCTCGAGCGGGACTGGTCGAAGAGGTTGAGGCGGGCCTTCACTGTGGCTTGGCCCTCCTTCGACCGCATCATCGCCATGACGCCCTCCATCTTGATCAGCGTCTGGATGAAGTCCTCGACGATGAACTCAGCGGAGTCGAAGACGCCGCCGTACTGTCGGAGGTTGTCATAGATCGCCTGCAGGACAGGCAAGTCGAAGTAGGAGTTGGATACCAGTTCCTGCCTTGGAGTCTCGACGCCTCGGAATCGCATGCACCTGGAGGTATGGACTCGCACCTGAACGCTCGGACCTGTGACCGGTGTGATCTCGTACATCTGCGGCTCGAGGAAGTCGGGCTGCCCCATGTCGAACTGCAGATCCTGCTCCTCGATCACGACCTCGCGTCGATCGAACACGGTGAGCGAGTCGACCGAACGGACGTTGGCCTCGTTCACGGGCTCTTCGAGCTCTCCGCCATCATCGATCCCCATCACCACGATGCCGCAGCCAAACAGACGTCCCCACTTGATTCCCTTGGTCACTTCCTGCTTGGTCTTCAGTTCCTCCATACGCATGAGGACCTTGTCGTCGTCATCGCCCTTCACCTTCAGCCAGTTGCGGGTCATGTCGTTGGCCGGCAGGTCGACGATCTTGCGTGTGATCCCATTGTCAACATAGAGCTTGGCCAGCTGCTGTGGATGTATCCTGCGGCTCGCTGCGAAGGTCGTGGCCTTCCGCTTGTCGTAGGAGGTGCCGGTTCCGGTGAGCACGTTCTGCCAGGAATCCCCCCGGATGGCTGACCACACCCGCTTGATGAGACCCTGCTTCTCGGCTGGCTTCTGATCGCTCATATTGACCTCACCATTTCAGTGCTTCAGGCGTGTAGAGGATGCTATCGGTTCCCAGATGAGAATGCAACGCATAACGCTCCGCGTCTTTGCCGTGGTCGTTTTCCTTGATTGGTTCCTCGACGCCCTTAGCAGCCTTCTTCGGATCCCAGACGTAGCCGGGATATTCCCGGATGGTCATGGGGCACTGCTGTCTGTGGAGCTTGTATCGCCCCTGGTGAATCAGCCTCGAGACAGTCCGGATCCCGTTGGAGACATCGTTGTCGGCATCCTTCACGTTCCACAGGTTCCGGCGCTTCAATTCGAGCTTAAAGCTGGCCGCGCTGGGGTCGATGTAGATCGCTGCGACATGCTTCCGGTGGTCGCGCTGTGCGATGAAGTGAACCATGTCCTGAGCGTATTCGGAGTCGGTCTTCTGGCGGAACTTCACGCGGCTGTCGTAGTAGTACTCCCGCTCGGCCCATGCGATAGTCTTGCCCATGTGGTTGTGGATGATCCCTATGAGGATGAACACGCAGGGGTTGTTCGTTCCGTAGTCGACTCCCACAATGTACTCGTCCGGCACCAGCTTGTGCTCGAGGTAGGTGTTGTGCTCGTCCCGGAACATATCGTAGATCGCGCCTTCGGCCAGCACCCAGAGGCCATCGATGAACCGCTTCTTCCAGAGCCCAGTGTACTCGGCCTCGATCTGGTCGATGTAGTCCTGGTCCAGGAAGGTATTCTCGCGCAGCCCCCAGTGGAATCGCCGCAGGTTGACCTCGCCGGCCCTGTCCAGGTAGCCCGTCTTCAGCCAGTGGTTCGGCGAGTCCGGGTTGGTCGTCCCCATGAAGCGCGAGCCCGTCAGGGACATGCGGGAGGTGGCCATACGGAAGAATGACTCCGGCCACAGGACGATCTCGTCGCCGTAGGTCCCGGCCGATGTGGAGCCGCGTATCTTCTGCTCGGATCGCTCGTCGTTGGCCCCGGTCACGTTGATGGTACGGTTCCAGAGCTTGATGATTCCGTCGCCGCTCCGGTAGACACACTCCGGACCGACCATGTCCTGCATGGGCGTGATGATGTTGCGCTTCAGGGCCGTGACGGTCTTGCCGATCATGAAGAACTCGCCGGTCCTGGGCGCGTCCTCCAGGATGAACTTCAGGAATGCCACGACGCTGGCGACTGACTTGCCAGACCGGACAGGGCCGTCCCAGATGTTCAGGCGCTTGTTGGCCTTCACTACGGAGAGCAGCTGCTTGTGGAATAGTTCCATTGTCACGCTCTATGGAGAACCGGGGCTTTGGGCCTGACTCCCGCCACCCCGGCTGCGACAATGAAGAGAAGGTGAACAGCAGACTACTAGCCGGGGCACTGCGGTGTCAATCTTAATCGCGCCGGCCTTTGACGCAGTAGCGCGGCCGGACGATTGTGTCCGGGATCATCTCGGCCCACAGGCGTGGCTTCTTGAACGCACCCAGGATCCCGATCGTCGGCGCTGGCTGGTCTAGCTCCACACTGGGGATCGACATCGGAAACCACTTGATGTCTCCGTCCAGATACTTGACCACGTAGCACTGCACCTGCCGACCGTCCTTGTTGGTCTGGCTGGGGATGTAGTCGGAGTGGTCGAGGATCAGTGCTGGCTCGTCTCGTCGGTAGGCGTCCACCCCATGGTATGCGATGAACGCACGCTTCGGCAGTTCCCCACCAAAGACCTCGAGCATGTGGGTCTTCGCCACCTCGCTCATGTCCTCCGGAGACTTCTCCGGCACCGCGACGCTGGCAAGGCTGCCGGTGTGCTTGAGGTCGTCTGCGCTGGTCGGGATCCGCTTCTCGATCGGAAGCTTCCGTCTCTTCGTCTGGCGTGTCATGTCGCTCCCCTCTCTGATAGAAGCCTACCAGCGAGGCATGAGCGGTCAATGGAAAAGACAACCCCCGGCCAGGGAGCCGGGGGCGGTCAAAACTCTTCGCGCTTGGTGACTGGCCCTCCGAGACGTTCGAATCCACGGTATCTACCGAGGCCCCCAACACAGGGACCCGACGTTTGGCTCCGGGTGGCAGATAGTCTAGACCCTATTGGCCAGCACCGGATTGCTCCAGGCAAGCAGTCCTTGCACTAATCGACCCGGGAGCTTCATCGATCGCACCTTCTCCTTGTCGGTGAGTGTGTCGAAGTCCTCCGGCATTCCGATCCTGGCTCCGTCCAGTATGGAGTGGCAGTCATCGATCTCGGTGACCAACTCCTGCTTCTCAAGCTCGAGCGTCCTCACTCGCTTCTGCAGTTCATCAATCTTGGCTTCGTGCTCGTTCATCGCTGGGCCCCTTCGGCCTCAATGTATCACTGCGAGACCATGGGTCAAGATTCAACTGCACGAATTGGCCAGCGTCAGCATCACCACCAGCACGATGAATGCCGCTTGCGCCCAACCGTGGCCTTGCATCCTGGACTTCTCTGCTTCGGTCATTGCTAAGCCCTCACGTATCTGCTGCCCATGTTTGGCCCGATCTGCCTAGCGATGACTTCCTTGTAGGAATCCTTCCAGCGGATGCCGCGCTTGCTGCCCATCTGGTGGACTATACGCATGACGGCCTCATCTGTCTGCCATGCTATGAGCGTCTTGAAGCGCGCCCGCTGAGCCTCCGTGGATATCTTGACTCGGCTGGACGGATTGTTGAGCTTCCCGATCCAGAACTCGCCAGTTAGAAATGGCTCGAGGTTCTCGTACAGCTGCATCACGTTCCAGGGCTCAAGCAGGGGCTCCGCAGAGATGCTGGTTTTCCAGCCAGCATTGAAGGCAAACGCCAGTGCCGTCACGCGCTCGTTGTAGGTCGGTGCGCTCGGCTCCCAAACAGCTAAGTCCGTCATGCCGCCGATCGAGAACCGAAATGTAATCTGATTTTGGAAGTCAGTGAGCTTGCAGATCTCGATGATGCACTCGAGGTGCGGCTTGGAGACCACCAGGACTTCATTCCCGGCCGCCAGCAGCTTGACCAAGACGGTGAGGCAGTCCTCCAATACCTCCGGTGTGATGTCGTGGGCCGACGGGAACATCACAACGCCCTTCTCCTTCTTCCGGCTCTTCCGAACCCTGTCCTTCCGAACGCGCATGTTGGACCACTCGCCGGGCGCGACCTGCTGGAATCGATTCACGGCGTTGTGGCGGGCGTAGCAGTAGATGCATCCGTGGCTGCATCCCTGGACGCAGTTGACCGTCGTGGTCGCCCACTCTCGGGTTCCGGTCTTCGGCATGTCAGGATCCTTTCGATTCCTTCGGCCCATGGCGCGACGCCGAGTGCGGCACCTCGAGGCACCACTTGAGGGCCTTCTCTCCGCCCCGCATGTAGGCAAGCAAGACGGCCTTTCGCTCCGACTTCGGCAGCTTGTTGAAGGCCGCGATGTCGTTCCGGATGGATCGCAGCTGCGCGAGGACCTCAGCCCTGGTTCGCAATGCTCTCCCCAATCGCATCTCGTAGCTTCTCCCGGTCGGCCTGCAACGACTCGATTTCCGCCATGACCTCGCTGGCCGGCGCGATGGGCTTGCCGAGCAGCTTGTGGGTGATCTGGGTCATGACGTCGAGGACGATCGTGAGGCGGCTGTCGAGCTCGCCGGCCTTGGCTTTCACCATGTCAAGGGCCCTGGAAATGTCGTCCTGCGACTCGGCGTCGCTCGTCGGGATTGTTCGTTCAGGCATCTTCAGGCCCTTTCAATGGTGAAGCCCCCGGCCGGCCGCAAGCCCAACTAGAAGGCACGCGCGGACGCGCTTCTGCTGGAGCCGAGCCGGGGGCAACACTGATCTCTCATGGGTACGCCTTCCGTTGAGCTTGCAGCTGAAGACTAGCTCTGGGCGGTGATGCACGCAAGACCTATTCGGAAAGTTATCGGAACACCTACTCGTCGGCCATGTCGTCCTTCGAGAGCCCATCGCGCTGCGCATCAAGCCACTTCTGGAAAGCCCCCTTGGACTCCTCGGTCTTGTCGGGCTCGAGGATCCGAAGGATCTTGGTCAGCATCTCCAGCGCCTTCGTCTTCGAGACCTTGATGTTCATCTTGACCGAGCCGTCCCGGCCGACCGTATGGCCGACCTCCTCGATCGCCGCCACCATGCTCTTCGGCAGCTTCGAGAACTGCTCGAACTGGAATCCCTCCCCGGGGTTGTCGCCGATGTCGGCGATGTTGAAGAACGCCATGTCCATCCAGGCCTTGATCACCCGGGCCCGGGACAGCGACAGGAACTCGGTCTCGTGGCGGAGCAGGTCCTGGAGGGCTTCATGGACCTTCGGGAGCGCCAGGGTTCGGGATGCGTAGTGCCCGGGATCCCGGCCCTTGTAGCCGGCAGCCTCCGCGGCTCTCCGACCATTGAAGTCGCATGCGGGGTAGCACTGGACCAGCCGCCACTGCAGCGGGGTCAGGCCGTATTGGTTCGTGGCCGAGTTGGGATCCTTCTTGGCCCTTCGCTTCGGTGTCTTTTTTTTCGCCATAGTGTCCAGATTTCCAGAAACAGTGTGCGATAGCCCGGACACTTGTCCGCGCGTTACTGCGCCGTTACAATATACCCTAGCGTCATTTCTCCGATGCCTTGTTCTTGCGGAAGTCCTTTCGCCAGGATTCGAGGTCGGCCTGCCGTGACGCTGCTCCCTTGCGCGACACGAATGTCCCGAGGGAGGCCTCGAGACGAGTGCATTCAGCCGAGAGCTTGAGTGCCCGGCCTACTTCTGGACGATCACGATAGCTGACCACGTTGCCGTCGGAATCCTTGACTGGCATGCGCGGCCCGTGCTGGTCGATCGATGCCATGCAGTCCTGGTACTGAGCCCAGACGAGGCAGTAGCGGATGAGGGCATTGCGACGCGTTGGCTGCAGGAACCCGGCCGGCGCTACCTGGCCGATCATGTCGTGCCATGCCGCGAGTGCCTTGTCGTTGGAGAGGATGACTTCCGGGATTTCGATGCTAGGCATTCTCGGGGTCCTCGATCTTCCGGCAGGTCATTCCGAAGTCAGTGCATCGCTGGAGAGCGTAGGCTTGGTGCCATCCATCACCTGCTGGACGTCGTTCAAATCCGTGGAGTCCCCGCACTTAATCCGGTGGGTACGGCTGCCGTCCTCGGATATCGCTGCCCAGACTTGCCCGACATGTGTTCCCCATTGCTCCATCAGCTGGTGGACGTACTCGAGACAGGGATCTGGCCCCTCCTCGGCTTCCTCCTGCTCGAGGATCCCGCAGTCCTTCGCGAGGCCCTCGAGGAGATCGGCGATACCCTCGGAGTCGGTATGGACCTCGTCCATGAGGTCTTTCAGGATCTCCTTGTCGTGGCCGGCGAGCCCGGCGAGCGGATCCAGCGTTGCCAGCATCTTCTTGGCCTCGTCGGCATCGACATCCAGCACAAGGACCGGGACGATTTCGTTCGGTGTGGTTTCGCGGCGAAGGTGCCCGTCTATCAACATCAGCTGCCCGTCTTCGAGCTCGCGCGCAAGGAGCGCGTCTGCGTACCCCACCTCCTCGAGTAGGCCCTCCAGCGCCTTCTTCTGCTTCTTCGGGTGGGTGCGCCAGTTGTCCGGGTTTGGGATGAGTTCAGCGGCGCGAACGCGCCGCAGTTCGACAATGCGATCTCTGATCTTCACGGTAGCTTCCTCTCAAGCTATCCACAGTCCGTCAACAACGCTATTGTGAGCGGCACGATGAAGCTTGCTGCGAAGAGCGTGATTGCCCACATGGCGATCACCAGATACTTCATAGCAGGAACGTCCAGATGATGAACGCGACACCCACGACGAGGCCGATGGCAGCGATGCGATTCTTGAGTTTCTCGATCCGCAATTCCTTGAGCATGTCGGTGAGCATTTGCTTCTTCTGGTTTCCACGCATGCGCCACCTCCGGTGGCAACGCTACACCTGCCCCGCATACAGGTCAATCCCATAGGACTCCGGGGAGGCGAATTCGATCGGAATCCCCATCTCCCTGGCGATGTCCATCTCGGCCGTTACGCCTTTGGACTCTATCCAGCCAGGTTGTGCCACGACGATCATCATGGAGCAGGCCGAAAGCACTACGCGATCGTACTCCTCCCAGTAATCCCAGTCCCCTGGGAGATCGCCAGCCTGCGCTATCGGGTGGGTGTGGGATATTGGGGAGAAGACCGGGAATCCCTCCCTCATGAGCGCAGCCGCCACAGCGTTGACGACCCTGAAGCGCCTCTCCTGAACCGCAGGATCCTTGTGGCTGTATGGCGTGGCCAGGTACACAAGGCCCTTCATGCCCCCACCTCCTTCTTCTTCTTCGGCCGCCCCGGCTTTCGCCCAGTGACTCTGCCCTTCTTCTTCGCCCGGTTGATCTGGCCCCGCAGGATGTTGCAGGCGATCTCGGCGTCCTTGCCGTTCAGGCCTTCGATCTCCTTGATGCCGAAGTGAAGCACCATCCATGCATCGACCTCGCCGGCACACATGTTGGCGACATCGAACAGCCTCAGCAGCTTCATGTGCTCTCGTCCGTATGGCATCGCTCCGTCCTCTCACAGTAGCGACATCTGCCCTTGTTCGCGCTCCTTCTTGGCGCGGCGTTGCTTGGCCCAATTCTTCTGCTGTGCCGCAGATTCGCTCTTGTGACACCATCGGCATAGTGTCTCAAGGCCCTCGAGGCCGCACCCGCCGCCGCCGTCCTTCACGGCCTCTTTGTGGTGTGCTTCCCAAAGAGACTTGTAGAGATCTCCCTCAGAAAGACCGATACGCCTGAGGAACCTCCTGAATAGCATCCTGCGCCGATCAAGAGCCATGTGCCACTTCTCCGTCAACACACGGAATTCCGCACACTCCCGACTGTCGTGATCTGGGTTTGTTGGTAGCTTCGGATACATGCCGTTATCTCGCTCCCGAAGTCTCTCTCTCACGTCATCGATTCTCTGTCGTACCGTGCTGACATGAACGCCGCATCGAGCGCAGTAGGTATCGTCTCGCTCCTTGACGTAGTACCTGACGTCGACCCCGCACCTGACTAGGACATCACGTCGGCATTCCTCAGAGCAGAATGATCGGCAGCGCTTCGGAACCATCTTTCCGCACTTCCTGCAGCCGTATCGCTTGTGGCCGTCCTCGTCACGGCCCAGCGGACGCAGAGGGAAATCTCGGTTGTAGTTGGCATAGCGCTCGGCCATCAGAACAGGCGCTCCTGGCCGTCTTCATCGACCTTCGCCGCTGGCTTCGGCCGCTCCCACGTCATCATCCGCGTTCCGTTGATCCTGCACTTCCGCGCGGGCCCCTGCCCTATCTGCCCGCGATCCCGGAGCTCGGGAAGCCTCTTGTGGGCCGAGGAGGCCTTCATGCCTAGCACGTTGGCTATCTCGGCGTGGGTCTCCCCTGGCTTGTCTAGGACGTACCGGAGCAGTCGCTCCCGATCGCTCTTGGCCGTCGTCTTCTCGGCCAGGTTGGCTGCCTCATGGGAGGTGCTAGGATCCGTGCGTCTGGCGGATGCCCTCATTCACCCACCTCGCACTCCTTGAGTCTGGCCCGGAGCTCCTCGATGAGCGTGGCCTGCTCGCTTATGATCTTCGAGCAACTATCGGACTCTTCCGACGGTTTCGGCAGCAACAGATCCTCGTCATCGCACACGAACTGGACGTCCTGCGGCTCCGCGTTCACGTAGTCTTCGACATCTTCCTCCGAGGACCCTGGTTCGCAGTAGAGATCGACAATCCCGACCCGCCACCGTTTTACGGCCTCAGACCAGTCTTTCGCTACCACCCACATCGGGCAGTCGTCGTCCTGCACATAGAACAGTCTCATTGTCCGCTCTCTCCTCTCTCCAACTGCGGCGGCAACAGGTCCACGAGGACCCGGTATCTGCGGTTCCCAACCACCGACTCCTTCGGGCCAATCCAGGAGCTCTTCACGATGATCGTCTTGCCGTGCATCTTTGGCCATCGCTTTTCATCATCGCTGAAGGTTCGTGGGTGAGCCCGGCGCTCGTGTGGCCGGCGCTTCGCTCCTCCCTGCTCCGGTTCGGGGAGTCGCATTCTCCTGCGGATCTGGGTCGGCTTGAGGACGGTGTAGGTCGGGCGCTGGTGGACGCGTTTCAGCTTCTTCGCCGCCTTGGTCTTCTTCTGGCGCTTCGGAGCGAGCGACTCCTCGAGGATGAAGTTCCTGGGGTCGTTGAAGTAGGCAATCTCCTCGACAGCCTTCCAGGCGTTCTGTGTCAGCCTCTCAGCGAGCTCGGCATTCGTGAACCCTCCAAACTGCGCCACTTCCTCTTCCCCGCAAATCCATTCTCCGTCGTATGTGACAACGAAGCAGTCCATTGGGTGCCCTACGACCTGGCAGTGGTCGTGCTCCCAAATCATCTCATCAATCACCCCGGCGGACACCCACAGATGTTTGTGCCAGTCACAGACTCCGATCCATTGTCGCTCACAGGCTCCGCCCCGTTGATGTGCCCTCGTATCGTACAGAATGATCAGAGAGCATGCGTCTTCGATCGCAGTCACACGAAACGGCAAGAAGAAGTTCTCGTTGAGCCAGTCTTTGTACTCCTTGTCGTGTCGTTCTGGAAGGAACTCCTCTGGCTTGGCGTCGATCACAAACAGCTTCGCCTCCTGCATCAGCGAGTGCATCGCGGCCAAATCCTCAACCGCGTGCTCCTTGCGCGAATGCGCCAGGTCAACTATCCGACATACCTTGTCCCAGATCATCTCCGCTCCCTCTCTTGAGCGCAGCTGGCTTGAACATATCTCCTACGGCGGCCGTGGACTTCCTGGCTTCGCCGTTGTCGCCGTCGACCAGAAGCCTGACCCTGGTCTTGGCGATATCGTAGAGCTTGTCGTCCGGGGCCTTGGCGTAGACCTTCGCCAGCTTATCCCATGGCCGCTTCAGCTTGGACTTGTTGATGCTGTTGATGTGGGCCAACACATGGGCCGGGTTCGATCGCATGATAGTCATGGCCTTCGGATGTACGTCGTCCTTGGCTTCGCTTTCAAACCAGCCCTTGGTGAGCGTTTCAAACTCATGTAAGACCTTCGGGTGAATGGGGGTTGGCGGTGGGGCCTTTTGCATCGGAGAGGCCGGTGGCGGCCCTTCAGGGCTGCCGCATCCGGCCGGCGCTGTCACGTCAACTGGTTCCGCCGCGCGCGCCGCGCCCGAAGGGGCGCGCGCGGCGTCACTCTTCTCTACACCACACCACTCTACACTACTAGGGCCACTGTGGCCCGGGACCCGGGCCAGTCCCGGGCCACTCTGGTCCAGGTCCCGGGCCACTTCGGCTTGGATTGTCCCGGATCCCGGGTAGGCTGGTAACCGCGAGTCCGCCACATACTTAGGGCGTTGCCACTTCGTCCACGTCGGAATATCAAGGATGTCGCAGCCAGAATCGTCCGTGTAGATCCGGATCAGGCCCCCGGCCGCGATCTCGTCCCGCCAGGCCAGGATCGTCTCGAGCTGCAGGTTGTCCATTGGGAGGAGCTCGACCTTGAAGCTGGCCGGCGTGGCCTTTCTGCGACCGTGGTCGTCAGCTGTCGATATGATCCCGATGAACAGAAGCCGTGCATCGCGCGAGAGCGCCATGAACTGCTCGCTGGTCCAGATCTCCGGGTAGATGAACCGTTGTCTACTCACTCCGTGTCTGTCCTACCAGCGACCGCTACCCGCCCGTGGGTGATCCACTCCGGAAGAGCGCGCGTGGCGCAAGGAAGGGCACGAGCGGGCAGCGATTGCTGGCATCTGAGTGTATGCTCCCATCTGTGAATCACCGCCTGCACCATAGCCTCCCCCGCGGAGCCCCGTCAAGTCTAATTCTCGAGAAGATTCGTCTGGACGTCCTCCTTGGATGCCTCCACGATCGCGTTCGCCAGGCTCTTGAGCCGTTCAATCCCTGCGTTCCTGAAGTCCTTGTCGTCGCTGATCACGCACTGCAGGGAGTTCCGCATGTAGAGGCTGATCGCCACAGCCGCATCTGCGTTGATGACGATCTTCTTCTCGCGGAAGTCAGTGATGGCGTCTATGTATCTGATCGTGCTCCAATCCGTCTCCTTCTGCTTCTTCATCTCGATCGCCTGGATCGACTCTCTCTGTTCAGCTGTCAACCCGTCACCTCCTCCGTTTAGGGACAACGATCTCCAGCACCTCTTCGTCGATTCCGGCCTCGGTGGCTTCATCCCAGAGCCGCTTTGAGATCGCAGCGAACTCCTCGTCGGTGATCTGGTTGTCAAGCCACGCGGCTACGTTGGCCAGGATCTTGTCCACCATCTCTCGCGCCGGGCTCGGCATCGTTGCCTCCGTTCCTGCTGGCCTTGTGGCAATCGCCGTTCCAGACGTAAGTCTGCTGTTTGCAAAGGCGGCCCAACTATCAATATGATAGTATTTCACACGTCGCTGATAGGTCGCTCAGCCCCAGCTATTAAGTCTATAAATACCCTGGCGTTGCGTGTGTGAGACTATTTCGCATACGATGTGAGACAGAGTCACAGTAGACGCCGGTTCTCGCATAGCGGCACTAGGGCTTACGACTGGCACGCGGGATGCAGTAGGTGGGTAGGTCGAAGACGAAGCGGACTGACTCTCCGCACACAGGAGGACGAGATGGCGACTCTGATACTGCACCAAGTCCACGACAACGGAACCGGCTGGAAGGAGTACCAGCTGTGTATAGAATGGCCGTGCTATGGCTTCGCATACGGCGAGCTCATGCACAAGGAGGACGGCTGCCCGGCGAGGTCGTGGATCCAAGCCAACCATGGCGAGGTATGGCGGGTGTCGGAAAGCATCGAGGCCATCCAGATAGAGACGGCCAGGCTCAACGGTAGCTAGAGAGGACTGGTAATGCAACACCGCCTGAAGACTTGGAGGGCCATATTCGACGCGATGTGGGTCGGGCTCAAGACGTTTGAGTTCCGTAGGAACGACAGGGACTTCTCAACTGGCGATACGCTCCTGCTTCAGGAGTGGAACGAGGTTGAGGAGATCTACACCTGCAGGACCATTCGTGCTGTCGTGACCTATACTCTGTCGGGGCCGGCGTTCGGCATTCCGGAAGGGTACTGCATCATGGCCATCTCTATCTATGATCGGACAGACAATGCCTAGGCGTGGGAAGAGCGAAGAGGCCACGATACAGGAGGCGATCCTCGAGTACTGCCAGCGGCCCTGGCTGAAGCTCTGGCGGACCAACGCTGGCTCCCGGAGCTACAAGATGCGTGGGCTCCCGACCGGGTGGCCCGACATCACCGGCTACTACAGCAGGAGGGTGCTGGGCGAGGACGGCTTCACGCGAATCGGCATCATAGTCTTCATCGAGGTCAAGAAGCCCGGTAAGGTTCCGACCGACGACCAGATGGACTTCCTGCAGGCAGCCCAGGAGGCCGGCTGCATCGCTGGCGTTGCGCGATCGGTGGAGGACGCTATGGGTATCTTGGGGCTCAAGTAGAGAGGAGAGTCGCATGCAGCTTGACAGCAGGATGGTGGCGGTTTTAGCGGTGTTCGTCATCCAGTTCGCAATCAACGTCGTGTTCGTCTGGTGGCTGAAGGCCAGGGTTCTCCGCAACGAGCAGAAGCTGGAGGAACTGGAGAAGGTCGACCGAGAGGAGCGCCGTGCATTCAAGCGCGAGATCCGGCAGGACCTGGCCAAGACGTGGGATCGCATCCACGAACTCGACAAGTCGAAGTCGACGCGCGGGACCCACATTGTAAGGGGATAGGCTCAGGAATTGATCGGATTAACTCTTGCACAACACAGCGACAGAGTTATACTGCCGTCCAATGAAGAGAGGAGGCCCTATGCCACGGAGAATGGGCCGGAGCGACGGGTACAGCTGGAAAGACGTAGAAGGGATGGCCGAACCTGACTTGGCCGTCGAGTTCACGAGCACGGGCCACAACATTCCTGACTACTATGCTCCGTTGCCAGAGGACTCGGAGCCAGGGGAGAGTATCGATGAGCGCGAGATCACCAAAATATCAATTGGCGGCGTGGAGTTGCCGGAATCTCTCAGAGAGGCACTGGAGCCCTACGTCCTCGGTGAAGTCTACGAGGTGGACCTCTCGGAAGAACAGCGAGGCTGCCATGCCTGACAACACCGACATCACCAAGGCGATCGCGGCAGACCAGCTGCGGCATACATGCAGGACGCTTGCGCTCCCGATCGACAACTTCGAGATCACGCCCTACAACCCCTCCCGCTACTACGGCTTCGACAAGAAGGAGTTCACGAGCGGGCGGTGGGCCATCGCTATCACTGTGAAGGTAGGGAGGCGGCACGAGACGCTCAATGCCGAGTGTCCGCTGCTTCGCCAGGCGCTGGCGCAAATCCTCGGAATGCTGAAGGGCAAGCACGACGTCCTAATCACGAACGGAGGCTAGCATGCAGGTCAGACTGCGGTGTTCCGAGCTTCCGATCTTCATGGCTTGCCCGAGTTCCGCCGAGGACAGCTCGGCACCAGTCAAGGACACCTCGGAGGCCAGCGAGCTCGGGCAGGCCGTCCACGAGGCGCTCGCCCAGATGCTCGAGCACCAGGAGATTGAGTTCGCCCAGATCGCCTCCAAGTATGGATGCGACGAACAGGAGCTCACGCGCCTCTACAGCGCCGGCACCTACGCTTGGGACTACATCTCCGAGCACTTCGAGGGCCCGAACGTCGAGGGCTACGCCGAGCGCGAGATCGCCCCCGGGATCGTGATCACCGGACATCCGGACCTGAACACCACCGAGGCAGTGCTGGACTGGAAGTCGGGCTGGCGGCTCTATAACCCACGCTGGCAGCTGAACGGCTACGGGATCCTCACCGGGGCAACCCTGGGGGTCATCGTCTGGCTCCGCTACCGGAAGTTCCAGGTGATCATGCTGATGACCGAGGATGAGTTCCGGGACAGGCTCCTCGAGCAGATCAGACTCATCGGGAAGCAGTACTCCCCTGGCGAGCACTGCGCGTGGTGCGGCCGGCGCGACACCTGCCCGGCCCACGCAAAGCATCTGTCGCGCTGCGCAGAACTCGTCCAGCAGGACCAGGCTGGCGCGCTCTCGCGCGAGGACCTCGGCCGCCTCTACCCAGCCCTCAAGGAGATGGAAGCGAAGATCAAGGCCGCCAAGGACTTCATTCGTAACGACGTCCAGGAGAACGGCCCGCTGCCCCTCGAGAACGGCCACGAACTCGCATTACACTCTACCAAGAAACGTGTAATTGACCCGCTGCTGGCTTGGCCTAGTCTCTCACAGCGCCTGGGGCCCAAGACGCTGTCCGGGTGTGTTTCGATCAGCCTGACGAAGGTAGAGAAGGCCATCAAGGACGGGGTGCCGAAGGGAGCCCCGCGTGGAAGCAAGAAGAAGGTGATTGCAGCGACAATGTCGGAACTGCATGAGGCCGGCGCGATCGGATACGCCGAGTCCAGCAGTCTGAGAGAGAGGAGTAGGAGCGATGGTAAATGAGATTCAGGCGAGGCAGGACCCGAACGCCGTCATTCGGGTAGTCAAGGCCACCCTCCAGGGCGATATGAGGGAGGGCCTCGAGCGAGCGATGTCGGACAGGATGGACTTCGACAGCTTCGTCGAGGTAGCCATCATGGCCGTGACGAAGACGCCGAAGCTTGCCGAGTGTGACCGGCCAACGATCTACAAGAGCATCAAGGAGGCAGCACAGCTGAATCTGATGCTCGACGGGATCACCGGGGAGGGCTATCTGGTGCCCTTCTGGAACAACAAGCCCAACCGCAAGTGTTACGAGTGCCAGTTCATCCCCGGATACAGGGGCCTCATGAAGCTCGCCTATCAGTCCGGGAAGGTCAGCTTCATCGAGGCCATCCTGGTCTACTCGAAGGATCCGTTCAAGTATACGGCCGGCCTCAACCCGACCATCGAACACGCCCCGGATCCGTGGAGCTCCGATCGCGGCGAGTTCGTCGGAGGCTACGCAGTAGGCCACCTCGTCGACTCCCCGAATCGGCCCGCCTATGCCATCATGTCTGCGGCCGAGATCACGGCGATCGAGCAGCGATCCAAGGCGAAGGATCGCGGTCCATGGGTAACAGACAAGCCCGAGATGCGCAAGAAGACGCTCATCCGGCGGCTCTGCAAGGGATTGCCGCTCTCGCGCGAGCAGATGACGGCCGCCAGCCGCGAGGAGCACATCGAGATCGAAACCATCAAGTCCGAGCCATTGCGGCCCGGGGAACACTCGTTCGCCTCCTTCGGCACCTCCGGCGCTGAACAGCTGCCGCCCCCCGCGGAGGCCCCGCCAGCGAACGACGCGCCAGCACAGGCCCCCACGCAGCCCGCGAAGGCCCCTGTGGAGGAGTCTCGCCCTGTCGTCGAAGCAGATGGCCAGAGCAGCCTCATACCAGAGCCCGCAGCCGCCCCTACGCCGGCAAACAGCCCGCAGGGCATGGAGGCCGAGCGGATGGCGCTCGTTGACGACTACTACGAGCTCTGCGACATGACAGGTGAAAAGCCCATCAAGGGAGCCGCCAAGAAGGACATCGACTGGCTCCACCAGGCCATCGAGTTCATGCGAAGCCAGAAGCAATAGAGGGATGGTGGAGGCTGGCCTATCTCCTTCTATGGCCCAACCCCCCTGGCCTGAAGCGCCAGCCTCCGCCACCACCAGAGAGAGAGAGGGAGCGACATGCCCAAGGGCAAGAAGAAGAAGACGAAGAAGAAGCGGGCCACCAGGAACGATCTGCCGAAGGAACTCGCCGAGGTCAAGACTGCACAGCTGCTCACCTTCAAGGCCGAGAATGTCCTTCGGTTGAAGGCCGTCGCGCTGAAGATGGACAAGGACACACTGGTCCTGGAGGGCGAGAACGAGCAGGGCAAGTCCTCCGTGATCGAGTCGATGGCGATGCTGATGGCTGGCGGCCAGATGCCCCAGAAGGTCCTCCGCGAGGGTGCCGACAAGGGAATCATCGTCGCCGAGTACCAAACCGATGCCGGGAAACTGATCGTCAACAAGACCTTCACGGAGTCCAAGACCCCGGCGCTGAAGGTCACGCTCGAGGGACGCCGCGGAGCCTTCACGGCCGGCCAGACGATCCTAGACGTCCTG